GCCGGCAGATCGCATACACATTACTCATCAACAGCTCACACCAAGAAAGAGACTCATGGCAACATCAAGAAAACAATTAAGACTCAGGCCAAGTGCAGCGTCACGCTGGATCGCCTGTCCTGCCAGCGCCAAGCTAAGTGCGTTAGTGCCTTACCAGCCAGCAGGCGAGGCGGCGCAAATAGGCACAGCCATACACGCGCTGGCCGAGACTTGCTACCAACTCGACACCGACCCCATCGACTTTGTCGGCCAAGAGGTCGAGGGCATCACAATGACTGAAGAGAACTGCGACTTTGCCTTAGAGCACATCAAAGCAATATGGGCGATTCAAGATGAGGTGGGCAAAGATGGATTCATCAGGGTCGAGGCTGATGTCAAGCTCTACCACACCAATGATGTGCTGCTGCAAGGTACAGCCGATGTACTTGGCTATTCAAACGTCACAAAGAAGCTCACCATCGCAGACCTCAAGACAGGCCGCGGTTTTGTGGACGCCGATAGCGAGCAAATGAAAATATATGCACTGGCGGCTATGGCATCAGACATATTGCGGCCAACTAAAATCGAATTCCAAATAATTCAGCCGCATCATGGCGAGAAGCGCATACACACTATGAGTGCCACCGAACTATGGAAGTGGGAGCGCGATACCCTACTGCCTGCTGTTGACGAGGCACTTAGTGACGCGCCGCGTTATGTCCCATCAGAGTCAGCCTGCCAGTGGTGTCCCGCCAAGCACATATGCAGCGCACAAAAAGAGCAATTCGATATCGTGGCGGCTCAACCCGACATCAGCGTCATGTCCAAAGACGACATCAAAGAGGTGATGTTGTCTCTCACACCGGCACAAATTACCGCCATCTTGGACAAAGCGCCACTGGTGGAGAAGTTTATAGAGGCGGTCAAAGAGTACGCCACCAAGCAGATGGAGGGCGGTGTAGTGCTACCAGGCTGGCAGCTACAACCCAAACGCGCCTCGCGCAAATGGATTGATTCAACAACAGCGCGTCAGGCATTAACTGACGCTGGACTTACAGACTCACAGATATTTGAGACTGAATTAATTTCTCCTACGGCGGCTGAAAAGTTACTGCCAAAGGAACAAAGAGTTATCTTGGACGCATTGACGGCCAAGGTATCAAGTGGACTCACGCTGGCAAAAGACCGCGGCTTGAGTCAATAATGCAAACCCTGTAACTTTAGAAAGCAAAACGCAAAATGTTAAATCTCTCATCCGGTGGTGGTAATGGTAATTACATCCGATTCAGCCCACAAGCAAATGCTTGGACAAACAGCCTCGGCGCTGAAATTCAATTGAAGAAAATCGTGTTTGACATCGATGCGGTGCAGACAGGCTGGCTCCAACTTGGTGTCGGCATACGCGACTGGCAACCCGATGCCGAATTGGGACGCAAAGGCGCACAGCCTACACCTGACCACAAGCGCGGCTTTATCGTGACGTTTTACAACAAAGAGATCGGGACTTGCGAATGGTCATCAAGTGGCGTAGGTCCGAACATGGGACTTGAAAAGCTATACACCGAGTGCGCTGGTCAGCGTGCCGCCAATGCAGGCAAGTTGCCTGTGCTTGAGTACACCGGCAGCAAGCTGGAGAAGATCGGCAAAGGCACTACACGCATTCCCAATTTCACCATTGTGAGTTGGATTGACAAGCCTGCCGGCATGGGGCAAAGCGATGAGGACTATGTAGCACAGGCAGTGGTGGCTCCAGCGCCTGCGCCAAAACCTGTTGCTGCACCAACTCCAGCGCCTGCAAAGACAGTGATGGCTGCCGCCATTGAAGATGACGAAATGTTTTAAGCAGTAGCAAGTAAGTGCCGAGGTGTAACAGCCTCGGCTTTTTTTTCCTCTAAATAATGGCAGCATATAAATGCAAGCAGAACAAATAGCCAAGAGCTTGGGCAACGCAAAGAGAGCCAACGGCCAATGGGTAGCGAGTTGCCCAGTGCCGAGTCACGGCAAGGGCAATGGCGACAAAAACCCATCACTGTCAGTACACATAGATGACGAGGGAAAGGTTTTATTCCACTGTCATGGTGGCTGCACTCAAGAGTCAGTGTTCCAAACCATCAGGGATATGCAGCTCTTACCCGAACTCGAAGAACGGCCAGACCCATTAGCCAACATCAAGCCATTACCCAAAGTGGAGTTTCAGCAAGAGTGGCAGTATCAGGACGAGGACCGCGTCACAGTGTTTGTCAAGCACCGGCTGCGCGTTGGAGATATAGGCAAGACTTATCGTTTATACAAAGTAGATACAGACGGCAAACGATACCCAACATTGGGTGACGCAAGGATCGTCCCATACAAGCTGCCCGAGCTGCTGGACGCGAAGACCGCGGGACGCATCATCTATCTCGCGGAGGGAGAGAAAGCCGTAGACGCATTGATGAGTCTCGGCGTGGCGGCAACCACAGCTCACAGCGGCGCAGGACATTGGCCTGAAGCGATTACAGAATACTTTGCAGGAGCAAATGTAGTCATCCTGCCGGACAACGATCTGTCAGGCTGGTCCTACGCACGCAAGGCAGCAGAGGCCATCTTGCCAATTGCCAAGGCAGTCAAGGTCGTAGACCTCGGACTGCAAGAGCAGGGCGATGACGCATACGAGTTCATCGAGGCAGGCGGCGGGAGGGCAGAGCTGGCGGCACTGGTCAAGGCAGCGCCAAAGATTGTCTCTGTCGATGATGTAACGATACCCGAAAGACTACAGGCTTATCAACCGAATGCGCCAATTGATGTGCCGCAACCACCAGCAGAGGACATAGCCAAAGAGTTCGCGCCTGACCCACCAAAAGAGGCAAACAAGCCAAAGCCAGTCAAGACCATCAAGATTGAATCTTGGGACGAGATACAGGATGAGCCAGTCGAGTGGTTGATAGAGGGGGTTATCCCTAAAGGATCATTCACAGCGCTTTATGGACCGCCAGGCAGTTTCAAGTCGTTCATCGCCTTGGATATCGCCGAGGCCATAGCGACAGGGCGCAGTTGGATGGGAAGGTCAGTTAAGCAGACAGGCGCGGTGCTGTACTTGGCCGGCGAGGGCTTTGGCGGTATCGGCGCACGCATTAAAGCCTGCAAGTTGCACCACCAAACCGAAGATGGAGCGCCAATCTACATAGTCAGACACCAACTAAACCTGAGGTCTAGTGCCGAGGACTTCAACGCACTGATGCTGGCAGTGGTGCAGCTGGTGGAGCAGACAGGCATGGAGTTTCAGTTAGCCATCATAGATACCTTGGCTAGAGCATTCGGCGGCGGTAATGAGAACAGCTCAGAAGACATGGGCGCATTCATTACGGCCATGGGTAAAGTCCAAGAGTTCCTTAAGTGCGCCTTGATGGTGCTGCATCACAGTGGTAAGGACGCCGCCAAAGGACTGCGCGGGCATTCCTCACTGCTTGGCGCAGTAGATACAGAGCTTGAACTACTGCGCTTTGACGAGCAGCTCAAAGGCGTGATCACCATCAGCAAGCAAAAGGATGGAGCTGACAACGAGCGCTTTGGCTTTGAGATGGTGGAGGTAGAAATCAGGCCAGCGGGACTTGGATTGACAGAAGCAGTGGTCAGCTTGGCGGTGCAGTCATCCGATGACACACACATTGAGCCGTCCAAGGCCAGCAAGGGCAACAAAGGAAATGGAAAAAATCAGCGCTTAGAAATGCTTTGCTTAGAGAAGATGGTCAAAGAGCATGGTTCAGCAAAGTACATAGAAGGTTTACAACGTCACGCGATCAGATTAGAGCTGTGGAGACAGGAATTGTGGTCAAAGATGGGGTGTACTGATGAGGATAAGAACACCTTTAAGACAGCATGGCATCGCGCAAAGCAGCGATTGATTGACTCAGGAGAGGGCGCGATTAGGGACGACTTTGTATGGTTACAGCTTAAAAGCAGGGAATATGATGCTGGATAAACATACAGGTTACAAGTTACAAACAAGATACAAATGTTACCAATCGACGCTTGCATGGTTACAGTTACAAATCGAGAGTCTAGAAGACTCGATGATATGTAACCCATGCACCATTTGAAACCGAGGAAACGAAATGGCAACCAAAGCAAAAAAGAACGCTCATCCAGTGGTGGAGACACCAAGTCCAAAGGCAGACCCTTGGACAATTCACGTTCAATCAAAACTGGTGGAGTTGGAGTCAGTCAAGGCGGCAGCAGATAGGAAATGGGGAGAAAACCGACTGTGTACTTTGGTAAACAGTGAGGTGAGGGAGAAATTCTGGACTCAGAACACAAGATTGCACCAAGCGATGGCGGCCAGAGATCAGGCGAAGTTTGATTCCAGCGTGGCGGGAATGATCAGGGCATATGCCGCGTTGGATCAGTTGGCGACAGATGATGGCTGCGAGCCAGCCGAGACAGGCATACCGAGGATTGAGTGGGAAATGCAAAATGGCCAGACGATGGTCATTGTGCGAACAGTCAATGATGCAGTGGACATACAGAAGTCCCGACAAGAAATAGCCAACCACCACATTTGGTCGATGCAGGAACTCGAAGCACTGCTGGCCGATCCAAGGATGCAGGAGGTGATCAAGATCAAGGCGTTGTTTCCAACAGCTCAATTGACAAGTTTCAAACCGACTTCAGAATTCAAGCCTGGCGGTGCAACAGGGTTTGATGACTTTGTCGATGACCTTACTTTCAGCGACAATGACACCATGGATTACAAGTTCAACTCTAAGCAAGCAGAAAGGTTCAGAGATGGCTCAAATTAAGCTCATGGCGGCATTTTTACGCGAAAAGGTACTGGACATAGTCCAGCGCATCAAAACAGCTTTAAAGCGGGGTTAAGCATGGCAGGGACACCAAAGCGCAGAAAGGATGTCGATTTTCTCAACGATATGCCAGAGGAGATGATCTTCAGCATGGTGGAAAGCGGCAAAAGCATTGCTGACATCTGCATCGATCTAGGCATAGGTAAGCGTGCGCTAGACGATTGGATTGAGGAAAACGATCACAGTGCTATGATTACGCGCGCGCGCACGCGTGCTGCTGACCTTATGGCCTGTGACACGATCAAGATCGCAGACGGCATGGATGTCGATCACGCGCAGCGCGATGTCCAGCGCATCCGCACGCGCCAGTGGCTCGCCGAAAGGTGGGATCAGAAAACTTATGGCTTACAAAAAGCGCAACAGATCAACATCAACGTGCAAGACCTACGCATGGCGGCACTGCGCCATGTTGAGGTCGTTGACGACTTATCCACAGAAAA